CAGCAAGTGAGCAATTTCGACAGGCTGAGACCAGATAAGGAACCCGCAACACCCAAAGCCAATGGGAGGACCAAACGCGAGATGAAGACTGGAGGCCGCAAGCAGAGGAGCCGTAAAGCGAAAGTGGAACCCGAGGAGCCCCCGGCCGCACGGAAACCTATAGCGTGGCCTACTGACCAAGAGCAAGCCAAACAATTGGACAGGGAGTTCCCGAGAGGTGAGGATGAAAACCTCAAGAGAGCCATCTACACAATAGGGAACGTGCTCCTGGAGCTAAGTGATGCTGGGTTGAGACCACAGGTAAGAAGCGACATCCTCACTTTTCTGGAAAACGGGGCTGGGGGGAAGAACGCCTGGGCTGTAGGTGTGGTTATGTACCTTGCGAGCCATCAGCTCTCTGAGCCGTGCTATGCATACCTGAAGGACCTCGGTTTGTTGACTACCCGGTACGAGGATTGGGCTGACAAATGGGCATCTTTGAACGATGTGTTTCGCAATATGGTAGACTCAGAATCGTGGATGTTTACTAACCAGGACTTCCCAAGCTGCCTGTACCTGGCTGGACTCGTAGGCAGACCACACCGCGATGTGGAATGGGATACAGAGGTAGAGAAAAGACAGGCACCAGACCTACCCCTGAGAAAGTACACCCCAACCGGATTCCAGGATATGGGAGACGCTGATACGAAGACCATGATTATGGACTTCCTGGAGGCAGAAGGCCACATCCGCATACGGAAGTGCCAAGCATTTGAGGAATATTACAAGGAACGCGCACAGTGGATGATCAAAGGCTCGATGGGTGGAGAAAAGACAGTACTAGACACAGAGCCTGGAGTCAGGGCACGCTTGACCGAGGAAGGATTCAAAGTGACAAGGAACACCACCAAGGTCCATGTGGCAGAAACAGTAGATTATGAGTGGATGCGGGGCGTACTGGCACTAGACCCCATACATCTGGCAAAGATGCACACAAAGGGCCAGGAGAATGCAAAAATACGCTCCATCCAAGCTAGTCTATACAGCCACTATGTCTTTGGCAGCTACTGGAGCAAGCACCTCGAGACAACTCTCACCCTCAAGAGCGCAACAATGAACAAACACAATTACCAGCTCCTTGAGGAGGCAGAAGTGAGGAGGCGCTACTCCGAGGATGGGCAGAGTGTCAAGGTATGTTTAGACTACCCAGACTTCGGAGCAACCCACTCCTGCCGCCAGCAGTACCTTGTTTTGGAATGCATTTTCGAGTTCGCAGTAAAGAAGGGTTTCAAACCCACCCCGGACTTCGTCGAAATCCAGGATTGGTACAAACGTAGCTTCCTCAATCAATGGGCAATGCGGCCAGACACGCGCACTTGGTTCAAATGTACCACTGGGATGTTCTCGGGTGTCGTTCAGACTACACTCTTCAACACCGTCCTTAACGGAGCGCTCCGCCGCCATGCTGTGAAGACACTCGCCCAAATGGGAACACCCGTGGCTCTCCTCGCCAACTTCGAGCTTGGCGATGATGGGTGGGCAGTATTCCCCGACAGGGAGCAAGCTCAGTCATACATAGCAGCCATACAGCTTATAGGCAAGCAGCTTAACCCACTCAAACAGCTGGTGTCACGCATGGGGAGTGAGTATCTACGCGAGTGGTATATGGGTGGTTTTGTGTTCGGGTGTCCACTGAGGGCACTTGCCATGGTTGTTAGCGGTAATGTCGAGAACAATATCGCGTCAGCCGGGAGTACTCGAATCAGGGAGCTATACGAGAGCTTCTCTACCCTAGCGCGGAGAGGGTTGAGCCGACACATGTGCCAGTTTTTCTTCGAGCGCTTGGCTGTCTACGAAGCTAGGCGTGGCACCCTAGGCAGAAGGCGGGTGTTGACCTACCTATACACAAGCAAGGAACAAGGGGGTCTGGCCCTCTATCCAATAGAACATATGCCTCCAATCCACAGTGGTAGTGTGCGCACTAACCCTGAAGAGGATATCTCGCAGCGGCATGGAGAAGAGGACCTCGTGGCACGAGTATTACTGGAAGGGAGGATAGTAAAACGATTCAAAGCCTCAACCGACTATATAACGCGCGTGGAGGACAAGTACCAAATACGCTGGAAGAAAGATGGCAAACGGGAAGCCGCAGCAGCGATCGCAGCAAGCAATATCGTGGGCGGCTCAGCGACC